GGTGCTGGTCTGACCGCTAAAGGCAGGGCGAAGTACAACCGAGAGACGGGAAGTAACCTCAAGGCTCCTGCACCTAACCCTAAATCTAAAAAAGATGAAGGCAGGAAGAAGTCATTTTGTGCCCGTATGCGTGGCGTCGTAGCCAAGGCAAAGGGTCCAGCAACCAGGGCGAAAGCCTCTCTCAGAAGGTGGAACTGTCGATGAGCAAGCCAGGTCTTTACAGCAATATCGCAGCCAAGCGTGCCAGGATCAAGGCAGGTAGTGGAGAGAAGATGAGGAAGGTGGGTAGCAAGGGTGCCCCCACCGCCAAAGATTTTCGGGATTCTGCCCGTACTGCCAAGCGTAAGTAATTGTTGTCTCCTTCAGGTCTCCTCGGCCTGTTCACCCCTAGATGATTCGCGGCATCTAGGGGTTTTTTTTAATACTGGCTGTTCATCACGCCAATGATTTCACTGGCTGCTAGGGCGGCTGCCTGATCGTCTCCCATGACCATTTTGGCGACTACGCTGCCGTTCTTATCCAGTATCTTGACTGCGCCAGGGTCTAACTTAACAGCCCAAGGTGTACCCAGTTGGTCTGCTAACCACTGACGCTCCATTGCCACTTCCTCATGCCACCGCTGGTCCATTGCCGCCTCCTGTAACTGGGTCTGTAGTCGGCACCAGGGTGCCCTCAAAGATGTAACTGCCCATGTGCCCCAACTCGCACCAGGGAGCCGCGTAGACCGTCCCTCCGTGCTTCCTCCACTGGTGGCAGAAGTTGATAGTCCTCCGAAAGTAGACGGCCCGACTCAGGGTCGATTGGCGTCTCAAAGAAGGCATAGATTTCCTCACCCTGCTTGTAGGCAGTCATGTCGTTCTTATAGATGGGTGTGTACTCCTTCATCGTTTCAAACACACTACGTTTAACAAGCATGAATCCAGTACCAAGGGCAGCCACTTCGCATGGCTCATCTCTCTTGACGACGACGTTCCCTTGGTTGTTGATAAGGTTCACGACAAATGAGCCAGTGTGGTTGGCGAGGTTCTCTTTTCCGTCATTGACTGCCTGCTTAACCTGCGCCCAGTTGATTTCCTTCTTGGGATAGATGCCGCCGATGATGTCCTTGTCAGCATCAATCATGCGTAGAACGTCCTGCGGCCTAAACTTGATGTCAGCGTCAATCCAGAACAGATAGTCAGCGTCACCCTTGAGAAACTGGTGGGTAAGGTTGTTGCGCCCCCTCGGGGATCAGTGACTCATTGAACATGAACGAGCATGCAACTTTGTGGCCTGCGCTCGATAGGTTGGTAATCAGGTTCAGCAGGGATTGGACATAGATGCCTGAACACATGCCGCCATACATAGGTGTTGCTACGAAAACGTGAGCCATGGTTTCCTCTAGTGTTGTTTACTTATGCGTAGCCAGACCAGCACTTCTTCCCAACTCAGGCCCGTCTCAAAGGCGTCTGGCTCTCTGATGCCAAACAGTTTGTAGTCGATTCTGCTCATCTGTCTCTCCGAAAAGGTGGGGCATGCCACGGTTCCACTGTGCCCCGCAGTGGTCCTAACTATCTCCGACTGGAGATTCATCCCGTGACTGATGGGGGTCCAACTCATTTCCTAGTAACTTCAGCAGATCAGGCAGGTGCAGCATGGCTAGAGACTTCTTGCCGTCAGCACGCATGATAACCATGGGAGTCTGACCAGGCTCACACGCCTTGTCTGCCTGCTCCATGAATTCATGCACGGCTATCTTCTTCCTGCGCTTACACTCNATGAGGTACTGCCCCAGGATCAGATCACCCTCGTCTGATTGCTGGTACTGCTTGAGGTTGCGCTTAATCCGCACCCCAAGCGCCTCAAAGATGTCGTTGGCTACCTCACGCTCATAGGTAGCCCCGCGCTGTCTGCTGATCTTCGCCATCAGAAGCAGTTACGTNGTGCAGTTACCGTTGTAGCAACAGGTGGTGCAAGTGATGTACTTCCCGTTGACAAAGTAAGTGTGCGTTGTGCATGCAGCATAGGCTGCNCCTGCAAAAAGCAATCCCGCTACCGCCGCCAAAAGTTTTTTCATTTTTCCGTCTCCTAGTTAGAAAGGAACGTCGCCATCGTCATCCCGCCGCTTGCTAGGAAACGGGTTGTCGTTTCCAGTCTCGGGTTTGACGTAGTTATCTTCTTTGAGGCTAATCAAGGCACCGCCCTGCGTTTCTTTGGTCCAAGCAGCGAGTTTAACCGTCTCACCAGCAGCGTAGGATCGGTCTAGTTTCAGTTCTCCGCGCCAGTCTGGGCCTTGGCCCTTCTTAAAGCGGTTGGTCAGCAGCACGCCCGTTCCAGGCTGTCGTTCACGTTGTTGATAGTCACTCATGTCTTACCTTTCGGATTTCAATGTTTTGGTTCTAAAGAACCCCTGATATTCGGGATAGTCGTGCATAAACAGTCTGGCGTAATAAGCAATGTAGTCATTGTTTATCTTGAAATCATCGCCTTGTGTCTCCACACTCGTCTCCCACCGGATGCGATTCACAATAAGCCACGCTGATAGATTGCGGTGCCCACGGTTAATCGCTTGCATAGAGAATCGCTTGAACAACTCGTAGACATGCGGATTCTTCTTATGCCACTGCCACCACTCACGCTTGGTGTCCATGGCCTCACTGGTCGGCTCTCAATGCCAACGTAAGGTCTTGTTTCACCTTGCCTATGCCTGTGCTAATGACTTCATACAGGCTCTTCTTCTCATGCTTAATGAGGTCGATAATGAACTCATTGCACTCAAACAGTTGATCCACCTTATCCAACTTGTCTGCGATGCTGAACTTCTTTGAGTCATTGATCTTGTCCACCATGGTGAGGAACCCGTCTACCCAGTCCTCGTTGTTCGGGTAGTAGGCGTACGGGTCTTTGGCCCCTGGCACCATAAACACGATGCCACTGGTCGGCGTCTCGATGGCCTGCACGTTCCTCGGTCTGAACGATGGGTGCGCCCTCTGAGCGCCTGGGATGGTCTCTACTTCCATCTCATCCATCATGCCCAGGCCACAATGCGCTANNACTGCTCGTCTGATTGCTTTTGTAGTTGCCTTAAGAATTGCATTAGCCAGAGCGTCACCTCTTGCGGCTCCAACGGAGACTGCGCCTTGATTCTCCGAAACCCTGCCATCAGCCGCCGTAACTCGGACCGAGACAACGTAAATGTCATCAATCCGTTCTCTGTGCGTAATTTGAGTTGACAACTTATGAATTGAACAGAGTTGTTGTGTTGCTCCGGCGTTTGCATAGAGAATTTCCTTGCCGTTGAGTTTCAGAAGATCAAAGGGTTTGGCAGCAGGATCAAGNCCTACTTGCCTGCATCGAAACAGGTAGTAGTTCTTCTTCTGTTGCTCGTTTAAGCCACTCAAATCGCCNCGTAAGACGATGGATTCTTGGATGGCAGGGTCTAGTACATCNTTGGGCACGACGGCNCCNANNGCCTCATTTAGCGTTCTTACGTTGCTCATTTTCTTTCCTCATTTTCCAGTAAGTAGGTCCATCTTTACCAAACCATAAGCCAGCGCATGCAAACTCTAAATCGTCTGATGGTCTGCTTATGTCCAATGCCTGCTTCCATCCATCTTGAAACCCTGCTTCGTAAACATCCTCACTGGGCACGTGTGTCCAGAAGATTGCGGCTATTGTTAGCAGGGAGCCAAGAAAAACCATAACGATGTCTCTCAGGATCGTGTCTCTCATTTGACGAGGAACCTCCGAGACCCTGGCTGCTCGACAATGAACTGCTTGTGAATGTCGGGCATCGCCTTTTCAAACAACTCGGCAGAAAACCGCTTAGCTCGACTTGGCTGTNTTCCAAGTGCAAAGCACTTCCCCATCAACAGNAACCAACTCNGCGGCNTCCATCATGTAGCCTTGTAGGGTCTTGAGCCAAGNCGCCTCTTTTGTTTCTAAGTCTTTCAACTGCGCCTTGATTGCCTTTAACTGCATGGCTGCATGNTCAAGGGATTGAGTAGCAATCAGTTTGTTGCCATCGTCCTGGCGGTAGACCAAACGGGCTGCGTCTCCCATCGTCTCGGGATCGAATGAACGCGCCTGGATACGGCCCCAGAACTCTGCCATCTCTCGGATGTGTAGGTCCATCAGGTCNGCNNNAAAGGTCTGNGGNTAGCCACAGATTTCCTGCCCACCGAAGCAGACCACCAGCACCACGTTCTCGATCTGNTGAACAGTGGCCTCATGCAAGCACTGCACCCTGTAGCCAAGATCAATGGTGTCTGAGCCGTTCTCGCCATACTTCTTNCGCTGATGNACACCCAGGTTCTTGACNTCATANAGCGTCTTGCCATCCTCGCTGATGTAGTCAAAGTGAGAAGCAAGCCACTTCTCTTTCGGATGGTACAGGGCATAGTCTGCGTCCTTAAACGCAATCTGATTGCGTCTGGCAAACTCGCGCATGATCGGTTCCTGCATGACCAAGCCCATCTGCACTGGCTCCACGTGGCTTAGATCATCTAGTGGCTTGGCACCAATCTTCTCGGCGTANACCTCGCCACCTTTGCCCTCAACAAACCGGCGTGCGTCACCGGACCATAGTGCTGCGTTACGTACCTCTGGCGTAAAGTCACTCATCTTCTGCACCTCCTAAAAGAACTGGGATTGTGTCTGTGCCCATAGGGGCATAGCAGGTAACAGTAACCTTTTGCCCAGACTTGTCAGTGATGTGGATTGCACGCCAGGTTGTGCTGCCACTGCGTACGATGTCTTCCATCGTGATGCAGGCAACGTGATGCACTTCAATGTTTACACTCATATCAGCCCCTCATAAGTTAAGAAACTACCACGTGTGTACAGACTCTAGCCATGCGTTCTCACGCTCTAGAACACGTACACGCTCTTTTAATGCCTTCACTTCTACTGCTACTGCTCGGTTGACCAACTCTAGTATGTAGTCATCAGCAAGCATGCCCTGCGGCATACGCTCCACGATGGCTCCCAACTCTTCCTTGGTCATATCATGGCCTCCTGCCACGCATAGGGTTCTATCGTCACCTTGACCCTTACAGGGGTGCCAGTGGGCCTGCCATTGATCTCTTGGTCCTTCAGCCAGACTTCTGCGTGCGCCTTGGTCTTGAATAGACAGGTGCGTACTACATAGTCGGTGTGATCCCAACTGGCAAACCCGTTTGGCAGTTTGATGGCCCAACACGTGAACCTACGCATCTGACATCTCCACCATCTCCAACTCAAGACGGCGGTTCCTCAGTGCGTTGACGCTCTGGGTTAACAGTTGTACAGATTGCTTGGCCTGCTCCAGTTGAGCCGCATAACGCTGCTCAAGCACTCGGATGCTATCGACTAACTCGTAGTCGTAGACTGGTTTTGTTTCCATAGTGAACTCCCTCATAAGTTAGGAACGAATAGGTACTGCACAACTGCACACTACACACGTTAGACCATCAATGCAACATCTGTTCATTACTTTGTAACTATGAACATGGACAAACCGATAGCCTGGATGCCTGTGGATAAGTCTGGTCCCCTATATACATATAGTTATAGGTCATCTATAACAGATGATACCTATAGCCTATAGTTATACGTAGTCTTGTTCCGTATACGTAAAGAAAAAACCATAAATAAAAATGACATAGGTATATGGTTATACGGGTCGTATAGGCCTATACGTTTACTATATCCCTGGCCTGTGGATAACTTGGGGTAGGGGCCATGCGTAGCAAAGTAGCACTTGTGGAGACGCTTGCCCTTTTGAGTGGGCTGCGCTCCCCCTGGCAGCATGGGTTGTAGTTGCGCTATCCAATTAGTTGAGACAAAAACGCACCCAAGCGCCCCCTGTTGCGCTATCCAATCGTTTTTGATGAGTTGCTACCAACTGTTGCCGCATGTCGGTGTGGGCGCCCTTCTAGGGGCCTCCATGGGCCTCTACGCATGCACGTGTGCNTGTGCGCGTGCGTGCCATGGGCATGGCATGGCGCCAATGCCGATTGAAGGCCCTTTTTAGGGCCTGTAGTGGCCTTGTATGGTCTAGCCTATATCTACCCCTTCGGGAATGAAAAAAGGCCCTCAAGGGGCCTTTAAGTGGTTTAGTAGCCTAGGGCTATGCCTAGGGCCATGAGTAGCCATAGCGCCCCATAAAATCCGATGGTGCCAATGACTACGGTTAGCCAAAACAATAGGCCGCCTTCGTTCATTCTGTCGTCAATCGTTTTGCGTCTCATGCGCGTGCCCCTTGTAAAGTTTAGGATTGATACAGACTAGGCCGTATCCCGTAGCCCTCAGTGATAAGGGCTACAGGCTAGGGGCTATGCCGCAAGTGCTTCGGTTTCGGTTTCTTCTACTTTTGTCATCTGTGCGCCTGTGAGCCAATCCATAGCGGCTTGAGCCTTACCCGATGCGCTCAAAATAAACTTTTTGTCATTCCTGAGCGCTTTNAGCCATGATTCGATNTAAGCCGCATGGCGTAANTCNCCGTCTATGCCCGTGTGCGCGCATAGCATGGCCGCGCCTAATTCCGCTACCAATTCCTCATAGGCGTAATCCTCGGAACCGAATCGGGCCGGTGTAAGGCGCTTGAGGCGTGAATCGTGGCCTGTAGCATGCACGCACTCATGCAAAAGGGTTGCATGATAGTTAGCGGCACTATTGAAGGCCGCCATGGGCGGCATTGTTATGGCGTCACGGCTAGGCGCAAAAAAGGCGCTATCCCCCGCATGTATAAGGCCGCCTTTGAGGTCTAGCCGGTCTACTAGGGCCATGACAGCCGGGCTAGCATCAAAATCCGCAACAGGCGCTTCGGGCGCTTTAGGGATGACTAGCCCTTCGCATTGGTCTACGTTGTACACGTAGTAGTGCTTAATGAACGCATAGGCGCTTGTGACGGTTTCGCCATTGGCGCCCGTGGTTTCCTTCCGATGTACGTTCCAAAAGACTATAGGCGTTCCCTTCTCGTCTTTCTTGATGCGTGCATTGGCCTTGTTTGCTTGCTTGAGGGTTATCCAGTAAGGCGTGCTATAGGCGCCCTGCATCATGGAAAGCCATAGATGATTGATACCGCGAAAGACGGTACCCGATAGTGGATTGAACGGCATACCGGCCCCGGGCATGCCCTTGAGGGTGCGCCATGGTTTAACCCATGGTGTAGCGCCCTTCTCAAGTTCAGAGATGATGCGATCCGTGATTGTTTGAGCGATGTCTAGTGACATAGTGTGTGCCCCCTTATAGGTAGTTAGGAACCTATAAGATACACGAATTAACGGGGCCGTTCCCTATATCTATATATATTTATTTCTATGGGTATAGGTAAACGTATAGACGTAGACTATAGGGAATGGCGGTATGGGTAGGAATGGGGATAATGCCGACACTCCCCGTCCCCCATATTATGTAAACTCATGCGCCCATGGGGGAACATGGCGCGGCATATATAAGTAGCGGCCTATGGCATAGGGGCGCCCAGTGATGACGCCATGACGCATGCCATGGGGCACCCCTTCGCATTCATGGGCCACAGGCACAGGCGCACGCGTAGACCATGCACGGCCTAGCCAATGGCATCGGGCATGCACCGGGCATGGACAGAGAGACACATGGCGGCCCACGATGGGCCAGGACCCCCTTGGTTTCGGTGCCCCATTCCGCTCCCCGCCCCAAGGAAAAAATGGGTTTTCCGGATTCCCGTGTTAATCTTCACGCATTTGTGGAAAGGAGTGCGTATGTACGAGATAGATAAGGGTGTACCGTTACCGAAAGAGAAGGTGAAGCACAGTTACCCGCATGAGGAGTTGCAGGTGGGTGAGAGTTTTGTTGTGCCTGGTGGGAACATGAATGTGCTGTGTAACTACAACCGGATTAAGGGCAGGAA